AGTGGTAGGATGGGTAACAGCTACGCTAGACAGTGAACGTAACATGATAGTCACTGTCTGGCAGGGTGCTAACGAAGGGTGGTATGAGTATGTACACAACGACTGCCCTTCATACCCTGACTGTGACATAAATCACACACCTGATGGGTGTAATTATTACAAGGAGGATAAGGAATGATGTATGATGTGAAGATAACTTTAGACTTAACTTACGATAAGAACTATCAGATAGAAGCTGATAATGAGAAACAAGCAAAGGCTTTAAGCAGAAGCATTGTGGATGATACAGATTGTCCACCAAATGTAGAGGGATGGGAACCCTCTTACTGTGAATGTAGTGTAGCATACGTAGAGGAGGCATGGTAATGAGAAGAATAATACTGAGTAGCACACACCCTGTGAAGTCACTGCATGGTAACACGCAGGCTGAATGGGAGTTGATGTCACAGGAAGAACAACTACGTGCATGGCTAAGGTCATGCCCCTTTGACTACCTAGAGGTAGCTAAAATACAGGGTATACGCACCGTTAACTTTGAGATAGAGGAGGATATAAACGATGTCTGAAATTACACCAGATAAAAAGTTTAACCATAAAAATAAATTAGGTTGGAACTATATAGGTAAAAACTCTAAGGGAGAACCTAAGTTTAGAAGGTACATTGACCAAACACTGGAGGATGTTAAGAAGTATTTAGATGCTAAAGGTTTGCAGTATCTAGTACATGAAGACATCGCATGTATGTTTATTTATAAAGACAAGGAGCCTGAAAACAGGTTCAGTTCTAGGTATGTCTACTACTACACAACGGGTAGGTGGGGCAGTGACAAGAGGAGTAAACATTACTACTCTGATGGGATAAAACATTTTATAGAGAAATTCTATATGACAACAGAACAAACAAAAGAGTATTGGAATAAAAAGGAGATGGCAGATGGCTAAATGGGCAGAGAAACCTTGGCAGATAGATAAGGATACAAATGAAATAGATGCAATATTTATACGCATCAAGCGTGTAGCTGACATACTAAAGTCCGACGCAGTGTGCAAGTCACGGCCTACAGTTAGAGATAAAGCAAATGAGTTGCTTGCTTTAATAGACCTGCTAGAGAGTAAGTTTGATGAATAAACTGGTGAGCATAGAGGACTTAGTAAAACTATACTACGAATCAAATGACTTTGACATGCTTAGGGATACAACTAAGAGTGACTATAGGTATTTCCTCAGTGTCGTATGTAACTCTATTGGTCAGCAAAAATACCACGGGTTCACATCTAAGAAAGCTAAGTGGGTGTATGAGGATTGGGTTAAGCGAGGTGTCAGCTTCGCTAATCATGTAGCTACCTGTGCATCCAGAGTGTTTAACTACGCCATAGAGATGGAGTACGCTGTACAGAATCCATTCACCAGTATCAAGCGTAAGGCTGAGATCAAACGTAAGGTAGTGTGGAAGCATGGTGATGTCATTAAGTTTCTTGACGTAGCATACTCAGACTTCAGCACTAGAAACATTGGCTTGATCATACAGATGACGTATGAGTGGTGTCAGAGGATAGGTGACATGCGTACTTTACGTTGGAGTAACATAGACTTTGATACTAAGATGCTTACACTGGAGCAGAGTAAACGTAGGGCAGAGGTGTTCCTACCCATATCATACGACCTGATGATAATGTTACAAAGTCAGCATCAAGACTTCGGCTTTCAAGAGTACGTAGCACCTCATGTAATGCCCACTCGTGGCGTGTTCTATCCCTATGCGATGCAGAGGTTCTCAAAAAATGGAAGGGCTGTCATGCGTAAGGCTGGGCTGTCTGAGAAGCTACGACTAATGGACTTACGTAGGACAGGTGTAGTGCAGATGGTAGACAAGGGTGTACCCCTGACTAATATTATGGCAGTGACAGGCCATGCTAATGTGGCTTCTGTGAAACCCTATTTAAAAAATACGTACACTGCTGCAAATAATGCCTTGACACAGAGAAATGTATCTGTACAATCGAACACTGTGAGTAACATAGAAAGTGATACATAATGAATATAAATAATATTATAAATGATATAACACTTACTAATGGTGATACAAAAAGAATGGATTGTCCTGAGTGTAATGGTAAGAAAACATTTACTGTTACAAACAACATGGGTTCTATCGTATGGAACTGCTACAAGGCAGGGTGTACTGTGTCAGGTGGTAAGAGAGTACACCTATCCAGTGCTGACATACGTAAGTCGTTAACTAAGACAGGTATAAAAGTAGGGCATGTCAATGCTTGGTTAGAATTTGCAGAGGACATACCTAACTTTGATAAGCCTGAGTGGTTAGTTAAAGACTACAGTACAATACAAGACTTCTGTGCTGAGTGGTCGTTAAACCCACAAGAGTTAGGGCTGTTGTATGATGTAAGAGAACATAGAGTTGTGTTTCCTGTGTTGCATAATGGTTACATGTTAGATGCTACAGGACGTAGTTTAGGTAAGCGACTACCTAAATGGAAACGCTATGGAAAGAATGACTTGCCATACGTTTACGGCTATGGTAGTGTCGCAGTAGTTGTTGAGGACTGTGTTAGTGCCGCTGTTGTTGGTAGTAATGTATATGTAGGGGTTGCAGTGTTGGGTACGTCATTATCAGAAGCACACAAAAGGTATCTCTCACGGTTCTCAACAGCAATAATAGCACTAGACCCAGATGCCCTACCTAAGACACTGCAATTTGCTAAAGAACTACGAGGATATGTAGACACAGTACGTGTCTTGAAACTACACGACGATTTAAAATACAGAAACCCTGATGACCTACAGAATCTAACACGCATAGGAGAACTATAATGGAACTAAGTTTAATACGCAGTCTAATGGACAAAGACTTTTACGATGAACATCGTGGGGCTAGATGCCCGAACAGATTGTTCAGCAAGGATGTCCGAAAGATTAAGGAAGCTGTCGATGCCGCAATGGATAGGTACGAACGTACTGTTACACCTGCTGAGATAGAGTCTCTGTTCATGGCTAACAATCCGACCATGACGACAGCACAGAAGCAGGCATACAGCACACTGTTTACACAGATAAATGGTAAGCCACCACTGGGTAGTGACATAGCACAGGAAGTTCTGTCTAAGTTATTCCAACAGATAGTGGGAGAAGACATTGCTAACTTAGGCTTTGACTACGTGAACGGTGACAAGACAAGCCTTGAGCCACTACGTATACTACTAGAACAATACGGTGATGACTTCACCCCTGATCTAAAAGTACAGTGGGATGACATAGACGTTGAGACTTTACTGTCTAAGAATGATCTCGAAGCACGTTGGACATTCAACATCGCTACTCTTACTCGTAAGCTTGAGGGTGTTAATGATGGACACTTGATTGAGATAGGGGCCAGACCTAACACAGGTAAGACTTCCTTCCATGCTTCACTGGTTGCAGGGCCTAATGGCTTTGCCCATCAGGGTGCTAAGTGTATCATCCTGTGTAACGAGGAGGGTTCACACCGTGTTGGTGCTAGGTATCTTACTGCCGCAACAGGCATGACAATGCAGGAGATCAAGCAGAACCCAGCCAAGGCAAGGGATTTGTACGCATCAGTCAAAGAAAACATAAAGATATACGATGCGAGTAATCGTGACATGGGTTGGGTTGAGAGCGTATGTAAATCGTACAAGCCTGACGTAGTTATACTGGACATGGGTGATAAGTTTGCCAGAACAGGTGGCTTCAGTCGTACTGACGAGGCACTCAAGGCTAACGCTATACATGCCAGACAGATAGCCAAGCAACACAGTTGTGCTATGTTCTACATGTCGCAGTTGTCTGCTGATGCAGAGAATAAAGTAGTACTCAATCAGGCTATGATGGAAGGCTCACGTACAGGTAAGGCGGCTGAAGCTGACTTGATGATACTGATTGCGAAGAACCCACCAGTAGAGGGGCAGGATGAAGAAGATACTATGCGTCACCTGAATTTAGTTAAGAATAAATTATCAGGATGGCATGGGATTATCCACTGTCAATTAGAATATAAAACAGCGAGGTATGTAGCATGAAAATAAATAATTGTATATCCTGTAATGTCGAGCTTGAACTAGGCAATAACTGGATGGAGTCACAAGCTAAACAAAAAAAGTATTGGTGTAATATCTGTAAAAAGGAAGATAATGACAGAAGAATGTTTGTAAATAGTGTACATATATCTAGGAATCATCCTTTGTATAAAGCAGGTCGTTACAAATCCTTTGGTGATGCTGCGTTTGACTCTCTATCCAATTACAATAAGAGTAAAGAAGGTGAGGTGTATGCTATAGCAAACAAGGCATGGGATGGGTGGATAAAGATAGGCATGGCAGTAGATTCAGAGGACAGGCTGAGTAGCTACCAGACATCCAGCCCACTCAGAGACTACGTTCTTTTGCATCGCTCATCCTTTAACGACAGACGCAGAGCTGAGGCTGAAGCTCACAAGAAAGCAGAGACACTTGCAGAGGACCGCAAAGGAGAATGGTTTAAGATGAGTTCCTTTGAAGCAACAAAAGTTATCATGGCTATTGACAACCCTGATGCAAATGAGGTAAAACAATTAACAACAGCCTTTGACAAAACAGGATACTATAAGTAAAGAGGAACCCCAATATGATACTGACACTGGACGTAGAGAACACCGTAATAAAAAGGAATGGCAAGATGCACCTTGATCCATTCGAACCTGAGAATACATTGGTTATGGTGGGGATGCTAGATGGTACTGGCCTTGAACAAATTATAACGTTTGACCACACAGAGCATCCCCCCACATTAAATGGTAGACAGACAGTACAAGACAAGCTTAATCGTACTACTCTTTTA